CTTGTCGTTGTTGATGTCATAAGCGCGGACGATACGCATGGAGATGCCGTCCATCACTTCGCGGCGGGCGAAGTCAACGCCAGTCGGCATAACAAGGTCAGCCGTTGCAAAGGCGAAGGCTTCCTTCTGGAACAGAAGCGAGGTCTGAACCGGAGTCGAAGCCGTGCCAAGGAAGGTGATGCCCTGGTTATCGGCAGCGGCGTTGGACACGTTCTGAGTCGCACCAGATGCAATGATGGGCGGCGAGATCGGGAACGAAGTCGTGGTCGCACCGGCCCCGATAACGAACTGCTGAAGGACGCCAGTCGATACCTTGGTTTCCGGATGCACGGAGTACACGCCAGCGATGGTGATAACGTCGCCAGCCGAAGGCGCGGTGGCACCAGTGTCAACCGTCAACGTGGCACCCGTCTGCGAGGCACCGTTGGTCAGGTAAGCACCGTTGGAACCGCCACGGGTATGAGACGGCATCATGGTGTTTTCCGACCAGTCGAAGCCAGCCGCACGACCCATATAGCCCTCCTTGTACTGCTTGGAGAGGCTGGAGGAGTCCTGGAACAGGGTCTTCGTGTCCTTCACAACGTCGGCCATGGCAATCGAGTCCATGAGCGCCGTGCGATCCGCAAACGGAGCAAGCGAGCGGTTCAGAAGAACGCGACCATCAAGGGCCTTGTTGTAGGTGGCAGCAGAGCCGCCGTTCCAGATGGACTGGTACACGTCCTTGTACATGCTGAGAGCATCGGATTCGATGTTCGCGGCAAGAACCGACATGGCCGGGTCAAGGATGCGCTTGGAGAAGTCGTCCAGCGAAAGGGTGAGGTCAACGCTCGTGAAGTTGAGGTCAACGCCCTTCTGCGTAGCAACCTGGAGAGTGACGCTGGATTCGGTCGTGTCCTGCGCGGACAGGGTAGCGCCGGAGCGCACCGTGTACTGGTTCGGCAGACGAATCTTGAGCGAGTCACCGATCTTGGCACCCGACTTTGCGTAGCTGTCGTCGTAATCGCGGACGATGTTGCCAACAAAGTTGAGCTTCTGGTGGAGGATGCGCAGCGCCTCACGGGTCACTGCGGTAGGCGTCAACAGCGTATTTGCCATTGTCGTGGTCCTTTAAGGATATGGAGCGTCATCACGACGCTTCCGATGGTTTGGGGGTCAGGCCCGCTTGGCTGCCAGTTGCTTTTCCCGCCACTTGTTCCATTCACTGACGGACATCTTGTCGGGGTCTGTCACGCCCTTGGCCTTTGAAGTCGTCACCGTAGGAACGGGCTTGGCTTCTGGCGTCTGGGGCTTGGCAGTTACAGCGGCCTTCTGTTTCTTGAGCGTTTCGAGTCCGATCCGCGCGAGATTGAACGCCTTCACAACGGCTGGATCAGCGATGCCCTGCAACATATGCGGTGGGATGCCGATTTCCTTGGCCGTCTGGTTCAGGGATTCAACAACTGCGCTATCGTACTTGCCGGACCATCCAAGGCGCTCGTCCGGCTTGTTCAGCACCTCAATCGCTTGGCTGACAGCGGTGGCAAAGTTCTGCTCGCGGTCGGCTGCTAGAGCCTGCTTTTTTGAATTGACTGCGTTGGCAAGGTTGTCCTTCGCCTGCTGAGCCTGGGTCAGTTCTATCGAGTAACGCTGATAGTCCTGCGGGTTCAACTGGTAGGGGTTAACCTCACTCAACATCTTGAGACGGGCTTCCACAGCGCGAAGCTGGGCAACGTCGTCTATGATTTCCTGCGTGATGCTTTCCTCACGCTGGATGCGCTCCTGTTCTGCGATGCGGGTGGCTTCCCACTGACGCCGTTCCTCTGCAAGAGCCTGCGTTTTGTGGGTATAGTCCTTGTTCATCATCAGATGAGGGGCGAGTTCCTTTGGCACTTTGTAACGGTTGCCGTTGAAGTCCACTTCCTCAAATTCAGGTTCGGCATTTTCGTCCTGTTCGGCATTCTCATCCGGTTCAGGAGCGGCTTCCGCCTGCTGCGTGGTGGTTTCTTCCGTTGCGACTTCCGCTTCGGCTGTCGCCTGGGCAGGATTGGTCACGTTTTCAATTTCCATCTGGAGTCCTTTTCGGGTTGCTCACGGGGCATTGAGCGCTTCACAGCGCTTATTCGGCAGGATTGCCGAAACTCTATTGAACGATCTGGGGCTGCATGGCGGCTTGGGCCTGCTGCACGACTCCTGCCACCTGTTCCTTGGCTTTGAGGGTGTCGATTTGCAATTTGAGCGCCTGGTTTTCCAAGTCCTTCTCCGCAAGTGCAAGCTGGTGCTGCTTGTCGGTCATGGCCTTCTCAACCTTCATCTGCTCAATCTGCTGGCCCTGCTGTTCGATCTGCTTCTTCCCACCCTCAATCATCTGCTGAAGTTCGGGAGGCAGACCGCCCTTGGCCTGCGGAGGCAGCATGTTTTCAAGTCGCTGCGCGATTTCATCACCATTCGGCAAGTCAAGCGCCTTCACAAGCTCCGGACCAATGACAGGGGCAGCAGCCGGGAACGAACGAATAATCTCCGTCATCTGGTTTGCGGCTTCCTCGCGGCGGGTTGTGAAGCCCGGACCGCTTGAGACAGCCACGTCATACTTGCCCACGCTAAGGTCATAAATCTTGGCAATCTCCGCCTGCTCATGGTTCGGGGCCATCTCGTTTTCGCCCATCGGGGGCTGCGGAGACTGAATGTTTGGAACCATGCCCTGCGGCCCCATGGGCTGCTGTTGCGTCTGCTGCTGGCCCAACTTGGCAATCTGTTCTTTGCCGTCCTCGCCCAAAATGCGCACGATGCGGTTGCCAGTGTAAACCTTCGGGATCAGGTCAATGAGGCAACAGCCCGTGTGACGAATGGCGCGGGCCAGGTTGTCGATGAAATGGAAGGTGGACGTATCCCCTTCCCTCTGGCGGGCCATAATCGCCTTGCCGGACGTTTCATTGGACCGCTGACCCAAGGATGCGTCATACATGCCGATAATGGCCTTCATATCGTCAGCAGCTGCCATCGCTTCCGACATGGCACCCACAGCCGTTCCGCTGTCCAAAGGCTGGCGCTGAGGAGCCTGCATCCCTTTCTTGAACATCAAGTAAGGGTGAGACTGTGTGTTTGCCGTCTGCCAGTTCGGGTCATTATCGAAAGCGCCTTCTTCACCGATGAAAGGGACACGCGGAGCCAAGCCCAACCAATTCCGTCGCAGTCGTGCGCCAGTAATTGAACATGCGCTGCGCGTCTTTGGCGTTATGAATGAGGCTGCAGAAATACCGCTTGCCCTCAATGTTGATTTCCTCGCCATAAACCGGAATGACAGGGATATACTGCCCCGCCCATTCGTTTTCTTCCAGCACCTCAGCGCCCGTCATGATGCGCTGCGTAATCTTGTAGGCGTTCGCGTCACGCTGATTGGTGACCGTCAGGCCCATGATGTCAAAGAAATCCTTGCCTGCCGCATATTCCTTGTCACCAATCACGCGGCCATCGGACAGCATCAGAATCTTGCGCTTAATCGTTTCACGACGCCAAGCCTCGCAGACCATGATCTGGTCATCTTCGCGCCAAGGCACCTGAAGGCCCTCGTATCCGTCGCCTTCCCAGTCAACCTGTTCCGCGCCCTTGTATCGGCGCTGAAACTCGTCCTTTTTCAGGTATTCGACAACGTGCGCCTGGTTCCAGTCGGAGGAATCGGCTTCCGTTGAATAGGGGTCGCCATAGATGGTGAACGGATTTGCAACGCGCTTGATCCGGAGACCCTTGTCGAATGTGTCGTCATATTCATAGTCAATTGCGACACGAATATAACCCCATCCCATGGAGGCCGCGTAGTCAACCGCCGTGTCATAAGCCACGTCAGCTTTGGACACATACTCGATGTTGCGGATAAGACCTTCCAGAACATCTGCCGTCTCAGGGTCGGAATTGTCATCAATGCCCTTCACCTTGATCTGAGGCTTGTTCATGCGGCTGTCATTCACCACCTGGCGAATGAACGCGGGCATTTTGTTGATGGTCAGGACCGGGCGGCCTTCCTGTTCGCGCTGCTGGCGAATCTTGTCTGGCCATTGTTCCGACATGCGGGCAAACCGCAGGTCTTCAAGGGCCATGGCGCGGTTTTCTGCTTCCACGTCATGCGCTGCCTCAAAGGCTTCGCGTTCCTCCGCCAATGTATCTTTGTCAGCCATTCAAATTCCTCACCGCTTCACAGCGGTTAAATTTCGTCGCACTTATGCGAATGATGAGAACTCAAGGTTCTTTCTGTAAGCGTGGCTTCGCAGCTTCCGAAGTGCCTTCGCTTCAATCTGCATCACGCGATTTCCGGTGATGTTCATTTGTTCCCCAATGACATTCAGAGGGGTTTCATCTTCGCCGCATAGACCAAAACGACGATTAAGCACGTACTGTTCGCGGGCATTCAGCACCTTGCCAAGCAAGTAAACGTCATTGAGTGACGAATGGTCAGCGTTGAGGCGAACCCGCGCCAATTCCTCAAGATTGGCCTCCAACTTCGCTGTATTGGTCTTGATGGCAACGCGGGCCATTTCGTTCGGCCACAGGTCTTCAGGTTCCACAGAAAGGGCTGATGAAATGCCGTAAGCTGCTTGCGTCCATTCCCCATCGGTTCGCATGGCAGCGTTTTTGAGAGTGACAAGTTTTATGACAATCTGATAATGAACACCAGAAATTCGAGCCAATTCGACGGCGCTCTTTATCCCCTTCGCCCGCATTGCTTTGAGAATGCGAGCATTTCTGAACTTCAACGTAACTTCTACGTCTTTGTCAGTCATTCTCACCCCATCCAGCCGCCTGCCCCGACATGCATTCGGGCGGGCCTTGGCTTTGGTTTTACAATCGCGTGGCGCTTCATCATCAGCGCATATCGGCTTGCGGACAGAACGTCGTCGCGTTCCTTCACAATCTTGCCGTCCTTGCGGTGATAGAGCCGGAACTCATCCACCCAATTCGTGCAACCACGAAAAACCTTCCACCGCCCGGTCTGCATCCGGTCCAGCATGTCAGCGATACCAGCCTCGACGCCGTTTGTGCCGTCGTCGAATGTGGCCCGCTCGGAAAGCATGTCCAAGCCCTGCCTGCGGTACAGTTCGGCTAGTTGTTCGCCTGAACCCTTGTCGTGCTGCAAGCCATCGTGAGGCCACGCAACCGGCATCCATTCGCCCCATGGCTTTACAGAGGCCGCATGAATGATAGGCGTCGTCTGGCTCTCCCGATAATCAGCCGTGACATACCAAACATCGTTATCCCGGTCCCAGGCGCAAGCCACAGCGCCGAAAGGATGGTCATAGCCAAAGTCAACACCGATGATCCGCACCCATGTTTCAGGAATTGGAATAGGGTCAATGACAATGCTTTCCTCTGCAATCGGGAATATCTTGCCGCTGCCAAGGCTCGGAATGCCTTTGGTGCGGGCGTCACGCTCATGCGGTGGATAACTGGCGATGATTTCTGCCCGCTGTTCCGGTGTGTAGTGTTCTGCATCCTCAATCGTCATGGTGGTGACGTTGCGGTTCGGGTCTTTTTCCATCAGATACCGCGCCACGACTGTTGACATGCCCTTGAGCGGCGTGAATGTCAGGGTAACCCTTCCCCGCGTCACGTTGGTTCTAGTCAGCCCCTCGAAATAAACGTCCTCTGGAGGTTCTTCATCAAACCAGACACCGTGAACTGTTGCCGCCTGCCATTTGCCCCGGCCCTGCTCATAAGCCTTGAACTGGCAAACCGACGTTCCCCCGCTCACATGCTTGACGGCAATATTCTCAAGGGCGTTTGGAACGCCTTGGCGACGGTCTGTGCTTACGATTGTTGCCTGGGGTATAAACCCCGTTCCCCATTCGGCTTCCTGCTCTGGAGGGCCTACAAGCAACCTCTGGACGCCATCGCGGGTCAGTTCGTAACTTTCGGACCCTGCTAACAAGATAATCGGCCCACTGTACCTGTAGCCATCCCAATCAGGCGGATATTGGCCTGTCAAATGCATGGCCCATTCAGCAGCGCCCGCAAGCGTCTTGCCAAGCTGGTTGCCAGCCATGAACAGCCGTTCGCGGTATTTCGCCCCGGCTGCATGGAATTGTTTCTGCTTTGAGTATGGCTGATATTGCTGGAGGCGCTTAGTGTGCTGTCGGCGCAGAAGCTCCTGAGCCATCTCCAGTCTTGCCCTCAAGAGCAAGGAAGGGTCGGAGGGTGGCGTCGAGGCTTCTGAGCTGCTCGATAAGCTGCTCATCCGTCAAATCATCATACTTGTTTACGTTCAGGTTCACCGTGGAAGGCAGTAGCGAAGCAATGACCTTCAGATAGGCGTCAGGCTTTTCCTCGCGCACCCGCTGGATTGCGACAACGCCGTTAGCTTCAAAGTCTTCTTGCAGCGCCTCCAGGAACTGTTCACCCAGCTTGTTGCGGGCACCCTTTGGGCGGCCAGCCGGGTTACCGGATTTGCCCTTTTCCCACTTGTACTGGTCAAGGTGCTTTCGCGGTGTTTTATCAGGATCCGGAGCGACTGCCGTAGCTTGGTCGCTCATGGTTTAGTCCTTTGTTGGGGTTAGAGCTTGGCGGGGTTGCCCGCGTATTCCAGGCGGCAAAGGGCGAAAGCCGGAACGCCGTCCACAGTATCGCGGTGAATGTCCACGACTGGTTCAGCAGTGGCCGGGGCAATCTTGGCGAACGGGATAGCGGCTGAGGCTGCCAACAGGCCAAAGAGATTGCGCCGCTTCATCAACAGCCCTTCTTGCCACCCTTCTTGGAGGCGGCGGGCTTCATGGGCTTTGCGGGTTTCTTTGCCATTGTCTTTGCTTTCGGGAGATAGCCTGATGCCGTCAGGCGCGGTGTACGATTTATTCATAGAGACCGCAAAATAGTGCTTGCAATCGGTCGGGTCTATGTGCAATATTGGACACATAGAGAGACGGAGAAAGCAAATGACAGACCTCAGCCACCTCAACGCCCTTGAATACCGCCTGCACCGCGAGAAGTTTCACTATCTCCCCATGGCAAAGACGCAGGCCGAAATTGAGATGCGTAAGGTCTGGATTGCACAGATTGAACGGGAAATTGCTGGAGAACGCGAGTTTCTGGCAGCTTCTGCCGACAACCTGTCAGATGATGAACTTCTTGCCGAATTGGCCGCCTAGGCCGTAAGCCATTCCCCGTCTTGCGCCTTCGGAGCGCGGGGGAATCTCCGCTTTGCTGGTTGCGCGGGGTAAAAAAGCAACCAGCTAACATTATGGATCAGCAATGACCCCCACTCAGCTTAAACACTGGATGGACAGCCTTGGCTTCAACAAGGTCAAGGCGTCCAAGGAACTCGGAATAGCCCGCTTTACTCTTGACGGGTATTTGAATGGGAAACAGCCTGTACCGCGCTATATCGAACTTGCCTGCGAGGCTTTGAGCTTGAGATGGAAGCGGTAATTGGCAGTCCGTTAGCCGATCTGGCATGGAATCCAGACATTCGACCCACCGCCAGTTACGCGTCACCAGCAGCAATTTGTTGTGGCCGTCACGGACCAAGAACGGCATTGGAATTAGTTTCCCGTCTCCACCTACACAAATCTCGCCCTACTGTGAGGAGGCCGGAATAGCGTTGGCAAGCAGAGGATAGAGACGGGAATAAGGTTCAGGCAATCCGTCTCCCGTGGTTACCTGCGGGGACAACCCTCGGCCTGCGAGGGAAGGTGAGTTCCGGATGCCTGAATTTCGTGATTTTTGAGACAGTTATCCTAAACCTCGCGTGGACTAAATCCAGCTAGGTCCGCCAGCCCCGCGCAGTCAATTGCGATCCCGACAGGCAATGCGTAAACAAATCAGGGACAATTATAGGCCAAATGGTGAATCAGGTCAAGCGGGTGGTTTGGCTGTTGATGGTATCCACCACAATATCAGGCCCTCAGCGCCCCATTCATAGCGCCCACCCCATTCCGGGCCGTTGATTGGCTGACTGGTACACAGGTCCTTTTTCAAGGCACTTTCACGCGACATGGGAATCCCCATATCGGAACTTGTCCAGTCCCTGAGGGGCGGTGACGCCTCAATGCAGGGCACTTGGGTGCACCCTCAGGTGGCGATCAATTTGGCGCAGTGGTTGTCGCCCGAATTTGCCGTGAAGGTGACCCAGTGGGTTATGGATTGGATGCAGGGGAAGATCCCCGGCGGTCGTTTGCCGTATCACCTGCGACGGTACATGGCCAATATGACCAACGTTCCGAATGGGCACTTCTCGATGCTCAATGAGATGACAATAGCGCTGATCGCTCCATTGGAGCAGCTCGGCTATTCGATCCCGGACAAGATGGTGCCTGATTATCATGCCAGAAAGGCGTGGTACGGATAAAGATGCCGAGCTTCAGGCTGCCTACATAAGAGTATGGGAAAAAGGCACCTACTACGTTCCCGCAAAAAGAATCCAGAACGCGCTTCGTGCCAAAAACTTAAAACACCGATGGAAGCGAGAAAATATTGCAGGTCTGCAACTTTGCGACCTAGTCGCACACCCAAGCCACATGATTACACGAGAGAGACTGAATCACGAAGTTTCTCTTGGAAAGTTCTGTGAAAAAATGAAGCCTATATTGCTCGATAGCAAATACGATCGATCATATTCTGGGGTGATAACTGGCTATGGGATAAAGGTGGCCTCATAAACGAAAACGGGGCTTTCGCCCCGCCCGATGGATTA